CTCGTTGAGGTACGTCTCCAGCCAGAGGACCTCGGCGGACTCCACCAGGCCGTCAGACCAGTCCGCCTCTCCCGCGGCGTACTTCTCCAGCGCCTTGCGGACCTCAGGCTTCAGGTCATTGTCCGCTCGGACAAAATCCGCGCGGCGTCGAGCGGCGAACTCTTCGGGATTCATGGCGCACGCAACACGAACGACTCGAAGGTGCGACTGTCATACGGCTGGTTGGTCGTGATCAACTCACGGACGTAGGCATCCATCGTGCTCGCCGGAATGGAAATCGGCGGCAGGGAGCCCAGACAGGACCAGGCGTCCATCAGGATGTCGTCCACTTCCTCGCCGGTCAACTTCTGGGTGAACCGGTAGAGCGTGTGCGGCGGGACGTTCTCGGCGCCCATTGAGATGTGGTCCCGATACTTCGACTTGATCCGGTTGCCCGCCCGCTCCAGCGCTCGGAAGACGATGACCTCGCCGACGGCGATGTCCGGTGTGGTCGGCACGTTGACGGGAGTGCTCGGCGCGTTCGTGGGGCGGTGTGGACGAGAACCCGGCTCGGGCGGATTGTGACCGGGATGCCCGCGGAGACTCGGCGCATCGACGGCAGGGTGCTCGCGCACCTGGATGGTGTCGACGGGAAGGTGAACGCCAAGAGTGGCTAGAGCGGCAGAGACCAGTTCCGGGGTCGTCATACCGGATGCCACCTTGCGCTTGAAGTATTCTGCGACGCCCTCCTGGTCCATCGCGTCGGTGGGCTGGAAGCCCGTCTCGGTGAGCAGAGCCTCCTGGCTGAGCACGGCGCGGTCGTAGAGTTCGATCGCTTCCTTGCTCCGGTCTGGCCGGAGCCGCATCATCGACGTGTTGGCGTAGAAGCAGTAGGACCGAGCCTGCTCCTGGGTCATTCCGGTCTCTTCGAGATACGGCCAGAGATAGCCCTCGGTCAGCGACCCGACGATGATCTGGAGAAGCGGCTCGGTGTGCGCCTTGATGGAGGCATCCTCGATTGCCCACGCGCCCCAGTGGTTGATGTCGCCGGTTCCGGTGAGAATCTCGGGAGGCATATCCATGCCCAGCGCCAATCGGCGGATCGCCTCTTTGCGAAGTTCAATCGCCTGCTCATCGAGCGGCGTGGAGAAGGTCAGGTGGCGTACCTTGTCCAAATGCTCGCCGTTGGCCTGAAGCAGGATCGGCACCAGGGCCGCGGCATCCTCGCGATTGCGGATCGCCGTCATCATGGTCTGCATCAGTTCTTCGAGGAACGGATCGAGCGCCAGGTTCTGCTGGGTTGTCTCGCCAGTGACGTCATCGGTCACGCCGGTCGCCGACGTGGTGGCGAACGAAATGTTGTCCGGCAGTAGCAGGATGCCCGCACCCGCCAGGCGGCTGTCGATCTGCGCGGCGACGTGCTTGGTGAGGCCGTCAATCTCCGCGAGCACCGGAAGCACGGCCCGAGCCGGGGCGTCGGGCGCGTCGTTCACCCTCGGATGCGGCCGCCACAGCCGGATCACCAGCGGGTTGTTGACCTCCTTCTTGCCGATCTTCCAGACATCGCCGTTCTTGGTCAGTTCACTCGACGCGACCACGAGCCACTTGTCGTCGACGGTTTCACCGCCATCCTCGCCGACGATGTAGCCCTCTCCGGCGACGGTGAACTGCACGCCGAGTTGCCGGAACATCTCCTTCTGACCCTCGGGGCCTCCGAAGAGTGAGTTCAGTGCGTCATAGGCATCGCCGGTTTCCACCTTTTCGATGCCCTGGTGAACCTCCAGAGTGACGCGCGACATCAGGTTGCCGACCCACGCGCACGCAAAGTGGAACTCGCCGATGACGTCGTACCACTTCCAGGCTCTGTCCTGCCAGCCGGTGTCGTTCCGCGGCTTGTGGTCCTCTTGCTTTCCCGGTGAGGCGAGGCGCCGTGCCGCCGCGACTACTGCCTTCCCCTGTGGCATCGCGAGCACTCTCGACTCGAACTGGGCAACACGAGGCATTGCTCCCCCCCTCACTCGCTCGGCTCATCGTGGACGATGATCATCGTTGCCACGTAGGAAGCGGCGAGGCCGCCCCAGAAAATCCACCAGGACCACAGGAAGAATGGCGCAACGTCAATCAGCAGGAACCAGCCGATACAGACGAGTGTGACCCAGAAACTGAGACACCACCAGCAGAGAAACAGTTTCGACCAGGGGCCGTCCTTCGTCCACTTCGACCACTGCATCCGCCACCACACCGAGGGTGGGAAGTCGTCATGGACGATCGCTCGGGTCAGTCGCCCCGATCCCAGCACCCCCACGGCGATGGCAAGGAGGGCGATCCAGATATTGTCGAGCGCCGCGGTCACGCGATTCTCCTGCCGAATCCACCATCGTCCCTGCGGCGTATCGTACCGCCACGAGCACTCCGAATGCGGCCGATGCTGGTCGCGGTGATCAGTTCGTCCAGCGCCCAGACCAGCGCGTCCACCCGGTTCGGGCTTGGGCCGGTGCCGGGAATCCAGGTCAGCATCTCGTTCTCCAACTCGGCGAGGTTCCCCCAGTGGTAGACCCGGTTCTGCTCGTAGAGGCCGACGATCGGCTCGGCGCGCAGTTGCTTGGACCGCATCGCCTGCTTCACGATGATCCGCGGCTGGATGCCCATTGCCTCGGCCTCGGTCTCGATCACCTTGCGCACCATGTCGCCACCGAAGTTCTTCTCGGCCACGATCGCGTCGGCATCCAGATCGCGGTAGATCGACAGCGCCATCCGCGCCCAGCCCTGCGGGCTGTACTTGCCAGAGGCGTCGCGGAGAACATGGCCGTCCTTGCCGAGTCGCGCGGCGGCAACGATGCCTGTCTCGTCGGAGCGCTTGTTCTGGCTTCCGGCGGGGTCGATTGCGACGACGATGCGGTCGAAATCTGGCTGAGCCTCGGTGGCACCAAAGTGATGAAGGTACTCTTCCTGCCACAGCGCGCCCTCGACGTCGAGCAGGAGTTCGCCGTACAACTCCTGGCGACCCTTGCGGGTGCCCTCGTACTGCGCGACGACCTCTTCGCGGAAGTTCGGCGCCAGGTTGTCCAGGTTCGCGTATGTCGAGACGCGCACCACGCGGGTCTTCTCCTTGCCCTGAATCTCACGGACCCACTTGGTGGGGAGCGGCGTGGACGTGAGCACGACGTGTGGCCTCCGGCCCAGCCGAAGGCCGAACATCAGGTTCGACCAGACCTCTTCGATGAGCGGCATGTGCGCGGGCTCATCCAGCCAGGCGAAACCATGCTGAGGACCACGGAGACGGTCCGGCTCTTCGCCGGAGAACGTGGTGGCGATGCATCCGTTGTCGAACGTGATGCGGCGCTTGGACGGCTCCCACTTCATGCCCTGTCCGGCCACCGAGCAGACGTACTGGAGGCCCGACTCACCCTCGATCATCGTGTCGCGGACGTCGGCTCCGGTCGGTGCGATCAGGGCCATGCGCCCGACGCGCTCGCTCATCCGCCGCGCGTACTCGGCTCCGGTCCGGGTCTTCCCGGAACCGCGACCGCCGCTCAGGAACCACGAGAACCAGTCCGTTCCGGGTGGCGGCCACTGGTCACCGCGTGCATGTGGGTACTCATAGCCCGGATGCGGCCTGCCATCGCAGTATCTCCCCGGATTCGCGCAGTACCAGGCGCGGCGCTTGCCGTGCACCAGGTCCTCGACCATGTTCGCGGCGGCCGCACGGGCCTCCGGGCTCCATCCCTCGGACATTTTCTTGATTTCCGCGGGAGAAAGCATTTGTGGCGCATCATTGTCGCGTTCATCGTCGTCAAAAGGCGGAATACCGTTCATCTCAGCCTCACAATTTGCCACGGACCGTGCTCGCGACCGCGCAATCGCTCCTTCTGGTAGCCCCCCAGAGTGATGTTGCTAATCGCCGGTTCGGCCTCGGTGATTTCCTCCCACATAACCTCACCGTGGGAGTCGAATACCGCAAATGCCAGGGCGGCTCGGCCGACATATTCCCTGGTAATCATTCTGCGGTTGAATGCGGCATCCTCAATTTCCTTATATGCGCTCTCAAAGGTGGCGAATCGGCCGTATATTCGCCGCTCCGGCATCTGCTCCGCGATCTGGGCGCGGATATCCTCGCTTACGCCCACTCCCCGGTCTCCGGGTCCTGCTCCAGTTCGATTTCCTCGAAGGGGTCACCCTCGATCGGCATTGCGGTGCCATTAAAATGCGCGACGGCGGCGACCCATTGGTCCAATTCGTCTTTTGTCGGCAATCCCAATTGCACATTAATCGGGGCGTCAAGTCCCAGGAGCCGAGACTTGCGGTCGACGACCATCATCGCGGCACGCAGGTAGGCCAGTTGCTGGTCGTCCGTCTTGTCCAGAGCGCGGTCGACGACAGAGCGAAGGAACGCATCCAGTTGCAGAGCCACCCGGTGACGCTGTTTCGCCTTGTCCTCGTTGTCATCCAGCGAATCGGCAAGTACCCGCTCCACCGCCATCCGGGCGGTGGGCACGGACACCCCGAACTCATCGGCCAGATCGGAGTAATTCGCGCCGCGAACCCAGAGAGCCACCATGCCGCGGGCCATGACCTCGCTCATCGTCTCGGCATCCCGGATGTCCTTGTGGGTGCCAATCTGCTTGCGCACCCGACGAAGGTTCAGGTCCTCTGGGGCGATGCGTTCAATCTCGTCGCCAGGGTCACGCGCGGCATCACTCATTCCAGGCCCTCCGTCACCGATCAGAGTACCCGGTAAGTAATACTTTCTGGGGGCCAGAATGGGTTTCGTGGTACACTATCATCATGGTTCGCCCTCCTATTGGTCCTGTCACGATGTCGTACACCGTCAAGTTCCGACTCTCGGATACCGACATGGATGACCTGAAGTCCATCGCCGGAGGCGCCTCGCTGTCGGAGGCTCTGCGACGACTGATCAAAGACGAGAAGAAGCGAATGAGGCGGCGGGCATCATGACCTGGGAAGTGCGACCGTCCGGCGGGTACTGGGTGGTCGGGCTTACTGACGAAGAGGGCCAGTTGGTCCGCCTCCACCCGATCCCGTTCCTCAGCGAGCGGGATGCCGCACGCGGTGCGGCTCGACTGAATGCTCGGGACGATGAGCGCACAACGGCTCAGTGACAAGTCTCGGCGGCGGATCGAGCGCGCCACTGGCCTCGACATCGTGCGCGCCTGGGGACACGGTGGCTACACCTTCGACTTCGTGATCGCCGCGGACAACGACGACCGCCACTCACACGGCTGGTTCGATCGGAAGACCGGCGAGTGGGGCATCTACGAGGACAACGAGTACCTCGGCCACTACGACACCTGCTTCACCGAACTGTTTCCTACCACTCCGGCCGACGAAACTCGCCGTTCCGACGCATCTCGTTGAGTTCCACCCAGTCGCTGGAATCACC